AATATTATACGGATGGCCGCGATTCTCGGGAATTTGAATTAAAGTTGTGCAAATTACCAATTTGCAATTTGGGGACACCATATAAAAGCGTCCCCAGTGTCCCCCATTCCTCAGAGTTTTGAGTGTCCCCAATTCAATATGACTCGTACGCAGTCGTTTTGTGTTAATGCAAAAAATATCTTCCTTACTTACCCCAAATGCCCAATACCCAAAGAACAAATGCTCGACATTCTTCGGTCGATAAATTGCCCATCTGATAAACTATTTATCAGAGTGGCACAAGAGAAACACCAGGATGGGTCTCTGCATATCCACGCCCTCATCCAATTCAAAGGTAAATCCAAGTTCAGAAACCCCAGACATTTCGATGTCACTCACCCTAATAACGCCTCCCAATTCCACCCAAACTTCCAGGGAGCTAAGTCCAGCTCTGATGTCAAGTCCTACATCGAGAAGGACAGTGATTACATCGACTGGGGTCAGTTTCAGATCGATGGAAGATATGGTCGAGGAGGTCAACAGACAGCTAATGATGCTGCAGCAGAGGCCTTAAATGCGGGTTCGGCTGAAGCAGCTTTAGCAATAATAAGGGAGAAACTCCTCAAAGATTTTATTTTTCAATATCATAATTTAAAATCTAATTTAGATAGGATTTTTCAACCTCCAGCGGAGGTTTATGTTTCTCCTTGTTGTTCTTCTTCTTTTGATCAAGTTCCGACAGAACTTGAGGAGTGGGCTGCACAGAACGTTGTCAGTGCCGCTGCGCGGCCTTTAAGACCCATGAGTATAGTGTTGGAGGGTGAGAGTAGAACGGGGAAGACAATGTGGGCCAGGTCCCTGGGACCACACAACTATTTGTGTGGACATCTCGACCTTAGCCCAAAGGTCTACAATAACGACGCCTGGTATAACGTCATTAATGACGTTGATCCGCATTATCTAAAGCACTTTAAGGAATTCATGGGGGCCCAAAGGGACTGGCAATCCAACACAAAATACGGAAAGCCAGTTCAAATTAAAGGTGGAATTCCCGCTATCTTCCTCTGCAATCCAGGACCCAATTCTAGCTATAAAGAGTTCTTGGATGAAGAGAAAAATAGCGCACTAAGAAATTGGGCTTTAAAGAATGCGACCTTCATCACCCTCGAAGGCCCACTCTACTCAGGTTCCAATCAAAGTGCAACACAGGCTAGCCAAGAAGGGGACCAGGCGTCGTCGCGTTGACCTAGATTGCGGCTGTTCATATTTCATCGCATTACGCTGCCACGGCTATGGATTCACGCACAGGGGAACCCATCACTGCAGCTCAGGCAGAGAATGGCGTGTTTATCTGGGAGATAACAAATCCCCTATATTTCAAGATAACCGAGCACCACAACAGGCCATTCCTGAGGAACCGAGACATCATCACCGTGCAGATACAGTTCAATCACAACCTGAGGAAAGCGTTGGGGATACACAAATGTTTTCTAACCTTCCGAATCTGGACGACCTTACAGCCTCAGACTGGTCATTTCTTAAGGGTATTTAGGACCCAAGTGTTGCTGTTTTTAAATAATTTAGCTGTAATTAGTATAAACAATGTAATTAGAGCTGTCGACCATGTATTATGGCATGTATTAGCACAAACAATTCATGTACAAAGTTCAAATATAATAAAATTCAATCTTTATTAATTCGATACTGAATCATAGAAATAGATCCGTATCTTCAACGTCGCATACACAGGGTTAGAGGCATGAGTACATGCCATGTACAACATCAGAGCATTCTCTGTGTGATTTTCATATTTTCCAGCCTCCTGCTGGTTATACACAACATAATTGTTAACCCTAACGAACTTCTTAACTAATGCCTGTTCCTTCGAAGCGTACTGGCCACCAGTAACCGTTGCGTGCCATTTCCTCAAGACCTGATAACGATCTCTATGCATATTCTTCACGGTTGCAGTGCTAGGCTCGTTGTCAAACATGTTGAACACCTCTCCAAAATCTTGTGGTTTATCAACAGGACGACGATCACGGACAAGAAAGAACATCACACTATTCGTGTGATTCTTGGTCTTGATATTCTCATCCATCCATATCTTCCCTAATACATACACAGACTTAACACAGAAACGCCTACCTACTCTATGGGTTAAACCAGTACCACGGGTAACATCACTAATACACATAACCTTCCCTATATGAACTACATCGTGCCTAGACTCAAAAGACTGGACCTTACATGGGCCTTCACACCCCCTAGGAACATCTGGGCTCCTGTACATCCTGTACATCCTGGGCTTCCGATTCATGGGCCTGTTGGCCCATGCTCTTGCCTTTGTGACGCGGACAATGGGGGCAGCAGCACGGCTGGCATATGGGCTGTCGAGGTTGAGACGGCGGCGTACCTTCGAAGCGGGCGTGGAAATGATTATATCTGCTGGACGCTTCGACATAATTTCTAGCCCTAATAACTGAAATTAAATCCCTAATTAAATCGTAGCCCAGAGTGTCTGGGGAATATGTATTTTCTACTAGCTGCAGATATTTAACTGCTAACATACACCTAAAACCGTGAACGGTTTCAGGAAACTCGTTTACTAATGGATCCCACATTGGTAAGAGTGCACTACTTGGAGCCCTAGTTTATAGGGGGGACCATGAAACAATTAAGATATGAGGGGCGGTTTTAATTGGTCCACATGTCTTTGTCAGCACGTGCGTTGTGGGGCCCACTTAAAAAAATCGCGGCCATCCGGT